GCCTCGATATCCGCTGGCGTCACAGCGAAATTCTCAGCTTGCCATTTTGCAACAGCCGCCTCGCTCTCGGGATCGCCGTGAGTGTAAGCCGGCGCGAACAGACCACCGAGGGCGCCAACGGAGTCATAGGGCATTGTCTGCTCCTAAACTGTAATCGCGAGACGCTCAAACGTGGCGGCGATCGAGATCAGTTCGACCTCTGGCTTGGCCCGTTGCGCCATCGTGACCTGAACAACCGGGGCATGTGAGAACCCGGTGATGCCGATCGATATCCAGCCTGTGTTTCGAACAACTGGAATGCTTGGTGTAGCGGCATCCCACTTGGCCTGATCCCAAAGCCCCTGGTCCCACAGGTCGAGCAAGCCAGGATCCAACCCCGCCAATGGTGGCGTCGGAAGCGTGATCACGTAATCTGTGGTGCTGCTAATCTGCGGAATGAACGACTCGTTATTCCGTGCGGTGAACGAGGCTCTTGCCTGTTTCCAAGTGATGGTTTGCGAAGGGCTCTGAAACACCTCCCAGCCGCCGACCAGCGTGCAGACATACGGTTTGCCGTCATCGTATCCGGTACGATCGGCCAGCATAATCTTGCCGGTCTGCGTGCCGAAAAACATGTCGCCACGCATCTTGGCGAAGCACATTGCATCCCAGCCGGTAAAGCGCGCCCACGCTCCCGTTGCGGCATTGACTACTGCGCAGAGCTGCTTGCCAGCAGGACCACCGGGCCAGGTAACAAAGATGCCGCCATACTCGTCCCACTTACACATCGTCCAAGGCCATTCGCGCTTGTCGATCACCTCGGTGCGCCACATTGGCTTAATCGATCGCGTAATTGCCGCCAGCTCCAGCTCGGCACGGTCCTTGGTAACCGCGCCTGAAGTCGGTAGAATGCCGTCGACACAGGCAACAAGAAGATCACCGCCGACTTGCAGCATGGCATTCTTACCCATCGGCGGGCTCATATTGAAGCGACCCTCCTGGCGCCAATTGCCGGCATCGCTCGGATTGGATCCGGTAAACACGATGATCTCACCGAGATCGGTGCCAAACACAATCTTGTCGTCAACACCGTCGCCGGCATCCAAAGACCAGGTTGCGCAGTAGATAAGTTTACCGCCCTCTGACGCCGCGCCTGATAGCGGGATCTGTAATAGCGCGCCACCAATCGAGTTGATGCCTAGGTACCAGGCGTTCATCGAGCTTTGTTCGATGAAGAACCACCTGTTGCGGTATTTGCAAACGTGAACGAGGGCCTTGCCGTGCTCGACCGCTGATCCCGGCGGACCAGTGATTTGATCTGCACTAAGCGTGCTCCATGTGGTACCATCAAAGCGTAAGGGAAAATCTCCGGCATCATTGACAGCAATCAAAAAGTCACCGGCCGCATTTGCCATTTGCGACGTCGAGTAATTGCCATTGAGCTGCCCGGCCTTCACCAACACTGGCGTCGACGTCGTGACGTCATAAACCTTAGTGGCGTTGGCAAAGAACATCTTCTGGTTAGTCGAGCTGGCGTACTGGAACGCTGAGACAATTGGTGCTGTCTCCGGCAACGCTGCCCACAACTGACAGCCACCGCGAATTGCGGCGCCCTTCATCGTCGGTTTCCAATTGTCGCAGATAATGGCAGCACCAGGCTGCATGTAGCTGTCATTCTCGCTCAGGACTAGGCCGCGCGTCGGCGCGGGAAACGTCAGCGTTTCCTGCTTGATCGCGACCTGTGCCGGTACCGCCGCCCGCCTGAAGAATTGGTGCTGGCTCATGACGCCCCCGGTGGAATGAAGAGGACGTTATTGCTGCCGCGGCGGCGATACCCACTGAGTATTGGAGCTGGCATGTCGTGGCCGGAGACAAAGTTCAGAGCGTCACCATAGGTCCCCATATCCTCGGAATAGGATCCGCCCTTCTTGGCCTTCCACTGCCAGATCATGCCGAGTTTAAACACCCGCTCATCGAGCGCGAAGCTGTCGCCATCGGCCAGGAACACGTCACCGTAGCCACCGCTGGCCAACTTGACGCAATTCTTGTTCACGTAGGCAAAGAATGCGGTCTTGCCGGCCTCGATCGCCGGATAGATGTGGAGCTGGTCGCCCAGGATGGTCCACTCGCCATAAGGGTTATCGATCCACTGCATCGCGCGTCGATTGATCCACTCATCGGTATCGCCAATAAAACTCATCGGGGTCATTGGCGCCGACGATCGGTAGATGTTCGACGTCAACAGCATGCGCTTGTAATCACTCGGCAGATCGAACGCAGTCTGAATACCGTTTCCGGTATAGCTCTGCGTTCTTTTCAGTTTCTGCCAGTCCCTACCGTCGTAGGCAATGCGCTGCGCCATCTCGTTAGCGAGCGCCACCATCTCCTGCATGGTGCGGTTGCCGGTGATGTTGGAGAACACGCTTGATGGGATCTGAACTCCGACATCAGCGCAGACATCCTTCACCACCGATAACAGGGTCATTCACGCCGCCTCCGCCACCATCTTAAAAAATCAGGTAGGTACAGCGGCTCATCCTCTTTGTGATGACGATATCGCGTATACCAACCCCACGGTTTTCTTTTTCTCATGCTACCGCCTTATCCGAGTAATCACGCGCCAGCCGCAACAGGTTCTTGCGGTTGAGCGTGCCGAGAGGTTTCTGTCCGGTCTGCGTCTCGATGTACGCACGAAGCTGTTCGAGGCTCATGTCCTCGAACTCATCACCCTCTGGCGCCGCCGCCTTCGCAGCCTTGAGCGCCTCAAGATCCTGCTCCATCGCCATGTTCTTGGCGCGCAGCGCCTCGATCTCGGCCTGCATCTGGCTGTTGACAGCACCCTTCTGCGTCGTGTCGATGTACTCCATCGCCGCATTCTTCATATCGCGGCCACCCTGGCCCAAGTTTTTCAGCGGCTGACCGTCGATCGCTGCAAGCGTTTCGATGGTGTAAATGTTCTGCGCCCGCAGCTCGGCGCGGCGCGCCTCGGTGAGAAAAGCGGCATAATCAAGCGGCGTGCCGCTCTTGGTCTGGATCGATCGCGACTTGAATTGTTGGTATTGGCGTCGAAACCGCTCAGCGTAGCTAATTTTCACCTGCTCGTTGTTCTCATCAACGCCCCAATGCGAGAACCCAGCGGCTGGGTGCGCGCTCCAATTTCTTGAACCTGGATAACGCAGCTCAACAATCTCCATGTCATCAAAGACTGGCCGGCCGGCCGCTGCGCTCTTGGCTTCGCTCTTGATTGCAAACTCTTTGAAAATCGCAACCACACTGTCATCTGGATCTTTAACGGCCATTGGCTATTCCTCTGTTGGTTGCCGGTGGCTCGCCACTCCCATAGCAGCCACCGGCATATCTGACGCGCCGGGTATCTAGTCCACGCGCCGGATTACGTTGCTGGGTTGCTGTCGTACATGCGCCAGTTGAACATCGGATTGGTTTGCGTCATCTCTCCCATCCAGCCAATGAATTGAGCGATGGCGTCTTTATCAATTGGCATCTGGCCATCACCATCGAACAACTTGTCGAAGTTTCTGCTGGGGTGATAGCGAACGCGGAAGGTGTCAGTGTTGATGCCGAACGTTGTGTTGGCCGGCATGTTGCTGCCGATGCCGCCATCGAGAACGATCTCAGCTCGTTTGCCGCCGCCGATATACTCGAGCGCCGAAAAACCTAGCTTGCCGAGTGACGTTTCATTTTGCTGGCGCTGGATCACGACCGTTGCCGCATCATAGGCCGCATAATGCTCGGGGCTCATGATCAAAAGATCCGCGTAATCCTTGCCGCGGCTGGCTTTGGTCATGACGTAATTCAGAAATGGTCGCGCAGTCGTGGCGCTGAATTGCGTACCGATCGCAGTTGCCATCGACTGGATGTCATAGGTGACGGTGCGCCAGATCGCATAGGTGCCGCGATCGATGCCACCATAGACACCTGTGTTGGTGACAACAGGTACGGCTGTCGCCAGGCCAGTAAGCTGCTTGCCACCATTTGCCGAACCGTCGCCATAAAGCGCGACGTCCATTGCGTCCTCAAGGGCGCGTTCGGCAGCTCCAATGTAGCTATCGTACACATCCATGAGCTGGCCTTCGCCCTCGTTGTTGAGGATCTCCTGCATTGAGAGGATGACGGGGACGACGACTTGCTTGGGCTCGTAGAAGGCATCATTGAATAAATCGATCGCTGGATTTAATAGCTGATCGTAGCCGGCATACCACTGCGCGACATTTTTTGAGATCTGTAGCGTTTGGCGAATGCGTGGGCCGTGATAAGTCTGCCAGAGGCCTTTACGCTTGAGGACGGCAAGCAGAGCGTTGTTGTTGGAGACGAGATCTTCATAACCTTTCGAGCGTTGCTCGAGCGACATGGAAAGTATCTGCTGATAGGCAGCATTGGTTGTCACGTTGGGCATATGGCCCTCCTGTTGGGTTCAGAATTTCAGCCGCCCTGAACGTGACGAATTGCGTTCTGGATGGCCTCGCGGCGACCAACAGGTTTTTCATCTCGTCGGGGCGCTGGGTTTGAGCCAGTCACGCCTCCAGGGGATCCCGAGATGGATCTGTCGGTGATTGCGCGGGTCTGAGCCGCAGGGTTGCCGTTCTGAGCGGCGCGGGTGGCAGGAGACAGGAGCTCCGCCCTTCGGTACGCGGTCTCGAGATCAAAACCGAGATCGAGCTCGGATTTAATCAAGGTGCCCAGCTCGTCAAATCGAGGGTGACTGTCTGCGAAAACGTCGACCTGGGAACGCGTGTAGACGAATTGCTGCTGAGTATGCATCTGGCGCTGAAAGTTTTCAATACTGTCCAGCCGCTGGTGCAATGCCCCGATTTGCTGGTTAGCCGCGCCCTGCTGGTTACCAATCTGGATCTGTCTGAGCTGATCCGGGGACTGCGACAAAACGTGATACGCAATATCACGCAGCCCGATCGGCTGGCCGTCCGAGGTCTTGAGCCCGAGGTTGTTGATGATGACATCGAGCCCGCCGATCGGGTCCGCACGCAACTTGGTCTCCATCGAGGTGTAATTACCGAGCGCCCGCTCCAGTGTGGTGCCGTGCTGCTGCGCCATCTGGTGGTAGCGCGCAATTGGCTGGAAGGCGTCATAGGCCGGCTTGAGCTGGTTGTAGGCGGTCGAGAATTCGTTGTGCATGCGGTGCACTTCACCGCGGACGCTCTCCGGCGCCGTCGCCCACTCTCGCTTGGCATGCTCCGCCATCCGTGGCGGCGGCTCGCGGAACGGGGAGTTTTCGGGAAGGGTAGGAGCGGAACTTTTTTCCGGCGTTCCAATCATATCCTCCGCGTTCTCTGTGCGTTCTTGTGCAGTTTCGGGTTTGTTACCACGGTCCCGCGGTGCGAACTGGCCGCGCTCGCCGCGGGGCTGGTCGTCGGGGCGCTTCTTGAGGTTCAGTTTTGGTGTCTCTTCCGGCGGATTGTTGTGGCCTGGCTTAGCCTCCGCGGCCTTGGGTTGGGCGCGTTCTTCGGTTTTTGATTTGGCGCCCAATTCTCCCTTTGGCTTATTCGCCCGGTCAAACGCCGCCTGGATGGCCTCCCTGCGGGTTGGCGGGCGGTCTGCTGCCGGCTTCTCCGGCGCCTGGGAGCCGATCGGAGTCGGGCTCGAGGGCGGATCTGGATTAATGGGAACTTCTGTCGCAACTGGTGCGTGCTGGTCAGAACCGGACGCAACTGGCGCAATAATTTCGGTCATGGGAGTGTCTCCGCGTCGTTATGCGGACAGCCGGTCCACACTTTCGGAGATACCCTTAGCGGCGGCTCAAACTCGCCGGCCCGCTTTGTATTCGCTAATGGCCCGGCCAATTGCGGCCAGGCGCTGCCGCTTCACGATCGGATCATCGCTGGCCCGCGTCGTTTTCGGCTTGAGCTTCTCGGTCCCAATCTCAATCAGGCCGTGGGAGCGGCCAACTTTGCGGAACTCACTCTTAGACGTGTAAAACATGCCGTCAACCTGCTCGGTCGGCGGCATGATGTCGGAAATCACATAGGGAAGCGGTAAATCACCGCGTTTTGGAGGCGTGCTTTGGGTTACAAAGGCCCAGGTTGTCGGCCCGGTCTGCACATAGACACGCATATCAGGCTACCGTTTTAGCCTCGTCGCTTTGGTCTGATGCTTTGGCTTACTACGGTGCATCGGCTTGAAGTCGCCATCCTCCTCAGCCGCCTCGATCTCTTCCTCGAGCTCGTCGGGGTCCGCCGCCTCGTGTCTTGCTATCTCAGCCTCCAGGAGCTCCTTATCGAGCTCGGCCTCGAGCTCATCATAAGGCTCCGTAATATCCGGCAGCGTCGCCGGCTCGTTGATGCTGAGAGGCGTCAGCATGCGCTCCCGCGACGTGTGGGGCTCGTTCAGCGAGATAACCTCAGCGATCTCTCTTTCCATCTTCCACCTCCTCAGGCGCCGCCCCCGTCCCCATCGCGGGGGTATCCTCGGCCGGCATCCCGGTCTCCGGCTCTGGCGAGGGTTCCTTATCGCCGCGGGCGTCCTCGACCTTTTTGACCTGCTCCGGTGTCAGGCCGTGATGTTCACCCTTATTGGGATCAAGGGGTTCATCAGGTTCGTGAGCTTCGCGGCCGAAGGTTTTTTCCTTGCTCATGTGAAGGTCCAGTTCACGGTTGCGGTTTGAACGCCAGAGCTGTCGCTGATGACATAGACCGGCAGCGTGCCGGCACCAGCCGCCTGCTTCTTCATGGCATTGGTCACTGTCAGGGTAGTAGCACTGACATAGTTGGTTTGCTGCTTCACACCATTGAGCCACACCTGGCTGGTGCGGTCGTAATTGGTGCCTGTCACCGTCAGCAGCGTCGTGCCAGGGCCAGCGACATTGCTGGCGCCGCTGGCGCCCGTCGTAGTCTGCGTCAGCGGTGTGGCTGGCGTCAGGCTCGAGGCGTGGCTCTGGTTAGGGCCCGCCGCCCGTGAGGCCACCGTGATCGCCGGGCCCACCCCCACCATCTTGAGCTGCCCGAGCGGCGCCGGCTGCGGGTTGGCGCTCGCCGCGGTCGAGGACGTCTCGGTGCCGCGCGCCTCGTGGGTGTTGGAGACGTTAGCGCCTGGCGCGCCAGCCGTATTAGCGGCTGCGGTCGAGGTCGCAAACGTAATGCCAACCGGCCAGGTGGTCTGGCTGTCGGGCTCGTTCGGGGTATTGGCATTGGCCGGCGTCAGCAATTTAGCGTTTGGCACCGCCACCGCGATGCCGTCATCGACGTAGGCCTGCGCGGGATCTAGCGGCGGAGTATTTCCGACATAAACCAGGTTGGTAGGCGGAGTTGGATTGGCTGGGGTCACAGTCAATGCGCTTTGAGCCATTGCAATCTCCCTGAGTTACCACTTATCGAGAACGGCAGTTCCCTGGCCGAACTTTAACACCTCTTTTTCCGGCGGTATCACCGGGAGGGCCTCCAGATGGACAACGAACGAGGCTAAATCCTGGTTCTCTGTCGCGGCCAGGATACCAGATACGGTACCAATATACGCCAAGAAGCCTGCCGTGTCTGCGGCCTCGGTCGTCGCCAGCGTGCCGAAAGATCCGGTGACGGAGACGTCAAACATCACCCCATCAGAAGGCTCGGTGAACACCATGTTGCCGGACAACCCAGCGGCAGGCAGCGAGCCGAAGAACGCGGCAGTGTCCGGCGCCTCGGTCGTCGCCAACGTGCCGGAGCTGCCGACACTGGCATTGAATATTGCGGTATCGGCGCGCTCGATCGTGGCGAGGCTGCCATAGGCCGCGATCGCCCCCTGGATGACGTAGGCGTCTTTCGCCTCCGTCATGGCCAGCGTTCCAGCGGCCGCGACATCTCCGGTGAACGCCGCAATGTCCGGCGGCTCGGTAAAGACCATCGTCGGAACAAACTCGTCCCAATCGAGAAATCCCGCAGGCCTTGTGCCTGCATATGTCGTGCGGCCGAAATTGAATGTGACCTGTGTCGTCACCTGTCGGAACGATGCCGCTGGGTAGATCTCAACAAGACTGCCGACAAATACATTGAAGGCGGCTGTGTCCTTATTCTCGGTCGTAGCGAAGATACCGGTTTGCTCATAAAACGCTGCAGTATCCTGACGCTCAGTCGTAGCGAGCGTGCCGTAGGCGCTCAGGTTTCCAACAAAGGCACAGCTATCTTTCGCCTCCGTTGTCGATAGTGTCCCCGAGCTAGTGACGGTCGCTGCAAATGCCGCAATATCCGGCTGCTCGGTATAGTACAGGCCGTCGACTTGACTTTCCCAACGGATAAATCCGGTGGGAGGGGTGCCGACATATGCCGTCGTTCCGAAATTGAACGTGACTTGCGTCAGCGCCTGCCGGAACGAGGCCGCTGGATAGACATCAACGACTGCTGCCTGGGTGAATGCTGCGAAGTCTGTCGGCTCGGTAAATGCCAGGTTACCGGAGATGCCCGCGGCGACAGTGCCGGTGAATGCTGCTACGTCACTGTTCTCGGTTGTCGCCAGCGTACCAGAAGCGCCGACACTGCCAGCAAAAGCCTT